GCCCTTGCACCAAAGTTTGAGTTAGAGTTTGTAATAGAATGGTCTCCACCAGATTCTGCAACAAAGTGATTTGCATAACCAATGGCAAACACAGATACCAACTGTAAAAATGAATCATTTGATGCTTTAATGTGAAAGTTCTCGTATGATGGTTTATATACTGCAGAAGAATTAGTATGGAGGTTTGCAACAGCAGTAGAATCTTCATAAACACCAGACACTGCATTATATTTTACAAATGCATTATCATCCTTCTGTAAACCAATACCAGTAAACTGGGCAACAACCATAGATTTAAATCCATCAGCTTTGCTACCATCAGCATGAAGTCCACACATTCCGTAGACGGAACGTAGGGAACAGTTGAAAATATATGGAGAAGCAGAAGTAACGCTATCAACGACAATATTAAGAGTTGGTGCTCCAGATACAATTGCAGGAAGAGGATTTGAAGGAGCAGAGGATACTTCGTAAGTAATCCTGGTTGGACTTTCTACCGTTTTAACAACAAATGCTCCATTATAACCGCCACTAGGAATACCCTCAATTCTAATTGGAGTATCTACATCTAGTCCACCAACAGATTCAACAATATCAACAGTAATTTTTTTACTTGAGACTGAACCATCTCCAGCCCTAATACTGGAAATTCCTACGTTTTGACCCTTAGAACCAACGATTCTAAATTCATCAATCTTTGATTGAACATCAAGAGAAGCACTTGGAAAGTCTGGACTAATATCTCTTCCACTAGAAGGACCATAAACTAATCCAATTTTTTGATAGTAAATATCAAGATCAGTTCTGGTTGTATTATAATTTAAATAAGTATCGTTAAATTTTACAGGATTAACGCCATCAGCATACTCAAAACAGGTTAACTTATGGTGAGAGAAGTTAGGAACAAACTTTGATGTTCCATAATCTTTATATACGTTTGAGTTTGGATCTGCATCAAAGAAGGTAAACTGATAGAAGTAACAAGTACCAGTTACACGGAATAAACAAGTAGAATCAACAGTATTATCTAAAGGACTTGGAACAAATCTTGGGCGAATCTTTGTTTTACGAAGATCCATACCAACGATTGATGTACCACGGGGAATGATAACTCCACCGTAGACAGAGTTCATCTTATAAAGATCATTTTCTGGCGAGTCAATATCAAAATCAGAATTTAAAGTAAATTCTGTAAGGTCATTAGAAGTTGCACCACCTCTAGTTAACCAGTTATTACCAGAGATTGGTGCATTATGTATTGGTATCCATCCTGGTCTATTATCGATGATATGTTCACCAGGATAAACAATGATAGTTGTTCTACTAAATCTATCATTATCAAATCCTTTTTGATATGAAAATCTTGCTGCTTCAATCAGCGCCCTTTGAATTGTTTTAAAAGGTCTAACTAATGAGTTACCTTGGTTTTCAATACTATCTGTAGAGTCTATACAGGAGGGATCGACGTATAGAATATCGCCTCTACTATTCTTCAAAAAATTATCTAAGCGACTAAGACCCATTTTATTACTCTAGGATGGCTATTATGATTTATTTATTCATACTAAAAACCATAATCGGAGGTTTATTTTTCAGTCAAAAGGTATTCTACAGTATTTACAACATCATTCATAGCATCTCTAAGATCTGGTCTTTGTCCCGATTCCTGCTTTATAATTGGTCTTGAATCATCACACAATATCCATCTCCATTGCTGCATTTCTTTACAATACCACAGATTAATTTTCATTTACAGGACTACTCCAATCGTTAGTAAAAGATCTAAGATATTCTATTTTTTCTAGCATTTCTTGACTATCAAGAACAAATTCTTCATTAGCAAAATGAAGTTTGCAGTTATGTTCTAATGCAAGATTCATTATATAGGATCTCCTGAACTTGTCATCTGGTAAAGAGAAAATACTAAACAAAATGATATGATCTAGATTCGTATACTTTATAGAATACTCCAAGAATGAGTGATTTCTTCCTTCATTATCTCCAGTTTGATGTGGGAACTTATATCCCATTCTAGAGCAATATTCTCTAACGGTTAATGTTTGAAAATATAAGTCAATATATTTGGTTTTAAATCCCTCATACTCAGCATAAGTTATAACATTTTCATGTGGAAGAATCTCAACTTTACGGGATTGAATATCAGTATCATGTAACCGTCTAAAATATGCTCCTGGCCATTTTCTATGTGGTTGACCATCTCTCAATAACAACCTAACGTCAATACTCATTCTGGTTTTACCAGTTCTATTTGGAATTCCACCATGAATATTCTCTTGAGTAAAAAGTAAGAATGTCCCTGGAGACATGCTTACTGGATAACATTCTTGAGCACAGACTTCTTCTAATTTTTCATGAGACCATTTTTCCTCCTCAGATCTACGAGTAATTTCCCTACTCTTATCAATTCCAATAATCTGAAGTGAATTAGTATCAAAAGTTTCTGTAAAAGGCAACCAAACAGTTCTCAATCCAAGTCCATTACCAACCCATCTACCTTGATGGAATGGGAGAACTGTTCCATTCTTATCTTGGTCTGGAATTGTTGCTCTGATGTTACCAAACTTTTGTATAAGAATATCTGTATCTAATTGAGGAACGACATACTCCTCCACCATTTTATCAAACAACACATAAAAATCAGTATCAACAAGATCTTTAGTTAGATGTTTTACTAGTTCACCAACAGAATGTGAAGGAACATGTTCATGAAGGTATTGAAGTTCTTTTACTTCTGGATAATACTTTTGAACTAAAGACAATAAAATATCCCCAAAAGGATATTTGTTCATATCATATTGGTTATGTGTAGCATCAAATATACTCATATCTATCTTTACTCTAAGCCCCCGACTGGATTTGAACCAGCGACCAACGGTTTACAAAACCGTTGCTCTACCACTGAGCTACAAGGGCATTAATAATCGTCTAATTCTGCTAAAACTTCTGGATTTTCTAACTCCATCTCAAAGAAGCATGGATGTGCTTCTTCCATTATTAAATATGCAGATGACCTGAATAAGTCTTCTGCAGTATATATGCGGTTATTGTTAGCTTCAATAACAACAGATGGATCTGCTTCTTCTTCTTCGGTTAAATCATCCCATGTAAACGGTATAGAATTAACGAAGTACATCACAACAACGTTTTTTATACTCTTTTCTGGAGAATGCCAACAATAAGCTTTGGTGAGTCTAAGCTTCATTCTCTACACCTTTTTTTATATTTAGTTTAAGGAAGGCGGAGAGTTATACTCAATCCCTTTATTATTCCTTCCAGTAGGGCGAGGGGGACTTGAACCCCCACAGGCAATGCCCGACAGATTTTAAGTCTGGTGTGTCTACCGATTCCACCACCGCCCCATAAGAACTTACTCTTAGTAAGTAGGTGGATGATACTTCAAATATTCCCTAAAAGTCATTTTCATTTCTTTTTGGGTCATTCCACAGTGTTTTGCTGCGGCAGGAAGTGTCATCATACAATTAAAAAGACCTTGGTTTGCTTCCTTGACATTCTCTGGAGTTGTCTTTACAGGCATTTTAATCAGGTCAGAATAAAGAGGTTTTTTTATCATGGTTATTTAATTTGCAAATCCCCAGTAAAGGGGAAGCGAATGACGGGGATCGAACCCGTGACACCAACTTGGAAGGATGGGATGTTACCGCTACACCACATTCGCGTGTGGGGTAATCAGAGAGAAGATCTAGGCTGAGACTTGGGCGACCCCTCAACTGATTACTCATATATTATACGAAGTTGCTTCTGGGTTGTCAACCCCCCCCCTACCAAGGTCCCCCATAAGCAGGGTTTGATGAGATTCCAATTGCTTCTTCAATATCAACAAGTTTTTCAATATTCTCTTGCTTTTGTCGGTTAAGTCCCCACACCTGCAATTCATAATCACCCTTTACTTCTTGTGCTGCGGTTGATGCTGTTGCTTGACTACCAGCGGTAGACCATGTTGAATTATATTGATTGATTAAAGAACTTACATTTACTGCTGGTCCAGTAATATCAAATACTTTACCAATTTCAGATCCACTAGATTGGAACAGTCTAGTGCTAACCCCAGCACCAAGGTTGGAGCTTGTCAGGACAACAAATCCTTCTCCAATAAATGGAAAATCTGAACTATAATCTCCTCCAGATACTTTGGGATAATCATACACTCTTGCCTGATCTGATGTTAAGGTCCCATATGCAATAATAACAGTTCCCAAACCAGAAATTCCAAGACTTGCTCCAGTAGCAGTTGCAACTCCAGATACTATACTCCCATATTGAGAGGTTATATTTGAAGTGCTAGCACCATATCTTGTAGTTGTTAATCCAGTATTTCCACCAATAGCAATAATCTGACTCTTTAAACTATTTGCGGAATTTATACTAGTAAGTGTTTGACTTGTCGCTTCCCTAGCAGGACCAGTAAATGAATCCCTCAAAGAACTAGCTATAGCAATTCTTGGTGGTAATTTTTGTTGTTGAAGCAGATACATCTGTCGATCTGCTTGCAACCTATCTATTACAATTCCCATAAATCATTATATGTGTTTTTTATATTTATTGTGAAAATTGCTCTATTATTAACTGGATACATGAGGAATTGGGAAGACCACTTCTCAAATATCCAGGAAAATATTATAAAAAAATATAACGCCGACGTTTATATCAGTTCATATAGTTACTCAGAACTTTACATGGGTTCTGGAATAATACAAATTGACACTAAAAAAGTCATAGAGGCATATAAACCAAAAGAATATCTTTTTAGAGATGTAGAGACATTGCCGCCATTTAACTTTAAAGATGATGGATTAGAAATTAGTGGTAGAGAATGGTCTTACAGAATATTAAGACAATGGTATACAAATTATCTCGGATTACGATTATTCGATCCTAGAGATTATAATACTGTCATTAAATGTAGATCCGATTTTTCAATTAGAAATTTTAAATTACAATTAGATCAAGATCTGGTTTTACCAGTATGGAAGGTTCATCCAGGTCCATGTAATCCAGAAGACTCTTATGTGGATTATTTTGCACATGGAAATGGATATTGGATGAAGAAATATCTCAAATTATATGAACGAACAAAAGAGATGCACGATAATGATTGGGGTGATGTCTCGCTAGGAGAGACTCTAATCAAATCATACATTGATAGGTATATTGGTTCCGAACATATCACATTAGATTATGATATGGATTGGAAAATGAGAGATGAACCTTGGATGTCTGAGGTTCAAAGCATTTATAAAAAATATGATCCTATTAAAGTTGTAACCACTGAGAAGGGTGAGTAGATCCTTGATGGTAGTCTGGATTAAATGGATTTAAAGTAACTCTAATGTCTCCAGGAATAACCAGTCTTTCTTCTTTTCTTTCAGCAAACTTTTGAGTAAAATGTCCAGTTTTACTCGGAAAAATTAAAACACTACCCTCAATAGGAGTAATACTATAAACATTACAATTATATCGGTTATACCCAGTAATTAAATTCTTTTGAATTGCTTCAGTAAACATATCACCAACACATTCATTGGGATTTTTTTCTTGGGCAATACAAAACTTATCGGATGTCTCACCTGTACTTACATAATAAACAAAACTCAGATCTGAAGCGTTATGATTGTGCGGTTTTACTGATGGGGTTTCATCATCTTTGTGATAACCAACCCAGGATTTAATGATATGATAATCTAATTTTGAGTGATCAACACTCAAATAATCAAAGTAATTATCAACATGAGTCCGAAGTTCTTGAAAGAATGGTTTGCATGACTCTTTTTGGTGTGCAAAAATTCTTCCAGAATATTCTGGACTCTCGTTCTGATACCCATCAAACCAATAGTCACGAAGTTCATCAAGATGATTTTTGATTTGTTCATGACACTCCACCATCCCCTGGTAAACAATCAGAGGGAACGCTTCATGTACTCGGTGCATCACTTACCGTTGATATTATATTCCCTATTATCTCCTGGATAGTCTGCTGGTGTCAAGCCCTGATATTCAGAAATATTCTTTGAGGTATCAATACGTTCACCATAAACCACATAATCGCAGTTAATAGCAGTTCCCGCATTATTCTTAACGTAAATTTTATCACCCCATTCAATACGATCTACAAATAATTCTTGCCAATGTCCATTTGGAGTGAGATTGATAACAAGAGTCTCCATATCAACAAAGTCTTTCCAATAATCTGGAAGTTGAATATAGGACTGCTCTACCAATTTACCCTTTAGATACACATCTGCAGTTGGTCCTTCTAAACAAATATATCTAAGACGATGGTCTTTTTTAGTGGGATGCTGAATATCAAATGACTTTTTGGCATCCCAAATAGCAGATTTTGCATTCAAAGATCCAACCACAGCGGTTTTAACATCTTGTGCTTGAACAAGTGCATCTGCCTTAAGATTACCAACCTTAACATTATAGTGAATCCAAGGAGTACATGCTTCTGCTGGATAATCAGGATCTCCTGTAGTTGATTTTAAAATATAATCAAACTTAGCAGAAAAAGGTCCAGTAATACCCTCATCAAGACAGGTACTTTTATTAGTAAAATCTGCTACAAAAATATCTGCCATAATTAAATCCTCTTGGTATCATAATGAAATCCAGATACAGAATATTCATCATTATTGCCAGGATAATCTGCTGGTGTTGACCCTTCATATTCTGGAATCAACTTTTCTCCGTCTTTACGCTCACCAAAAACATGATAATGACAATTTATCGGTGTAGATGCATGAAGGTATACTTTATTATCTGAGATTTCTCTAACAATAATATTTTGATGCGTTCCTACTGGAGTAATTGAGACTGTAATACTATTAGAATCTACCAACTCTCTCCAGTATTCTGGAAGTTCAATTATGCTTTTATTTTGTAATTTACCCCTTATGTATACATCATTAGATGGCCCTTCTGGGCAAGTATGACGTAATCTCCAACCATCTTTTGTTGGGTGAGGAATATCAAAATTCTTTTTAGCGGAAAGGATATGTCCACCACAACGGGACATGACTTCACCTTGAGTAATTAGATTACCACCAACATTTACATTATTATTTGTATCAATAACTCCCAAAAATGCTGATGGTCCATCAACAGCTATTGAATAAGGATTATTGATTCCAGTGCATAATGCTCCAGGAATTAAAGGAGGAATTATTACATCTGAGTTCTCAAGTGGACCAACCATCAATGTGGCAGTAAGAAATGGTGGAATTGAACCAAAAATTCCTGGTCCTTCACAATAAAATCCACCTCTAGTTTGCAAGGGTCCTTTACCCAAAACTAAACTAGGATCACCAATACCACAATAAAAAGTCTTTTTTACCTCTAAATCAGGAACCTTCATCCTAAAATTCCTCCAGTTTTTTGTTGTGATTCAAATTTTGAAGTCCCTTTAGATGGTTTCAAGGTTGTACAAGAATCAGCACAATCAATTAGTCCACCATAAAAATTAAGAGATCCGTTTCCTACTAATTCAAGTATCCCAGAGCATAAAAATTTGGCAACAGAATCAACATTTGCTTCAAAATTCTTTGTTGTCAACTTAATTTTTTCATTACCCTCAATGTTGACATATCCTGTTTTATTACCACTTCCATTGGCAAGAATGTCAATCATTTTTGCCTCTAATCTAATTCTGCCCAAAGGGGCAGATATTGAAATGTCACCATCGGAAGATCTTAACATAAATCCCATATTATCTACGGGTTTCATTCCACAATGTATCTGATAAACGCCTGGACAACGATTAATCGTACTGCCCTTCATTTTACCAGAAGATCCAAACATCAAATATTGTTCACATGGCATTCCATGTGGACCATTTCTTAATAAAACCCCTGCATAAGTATTATTAAGATTAACATGACCCAATTTTAAATGTCCGTAATTACTGCCCAGTTCTACTGGGTTATGGAGTTTTGGTTTTCCCATTAGTCAACTCCTCCTAGGGGTAACCATA